AGTTACAGGCGGTACAATAAGAGTGCATGGGTTTTTAATGGAGTTTATATAATGATTTACAAATATAGAATATACTGCGAAACAGAACAAACATATGTATATACTTGGGCAGAAACAGAGCCTACAACATGTCCCAATAACCCTGCGCATACTATTAATACAGACACTATAGTTATAGTAGACGAAGCAGATAATGAGCCACACAAAGTAAGAACACTAAATTGTGCTGAATCAATGGGTATTCATGGTAAATTTATTCAGATAAAGACAGCAGACGATAGCGCAACAAAGTTTGTCGACAATGACAAAGACGGTAACGACCAGGGGCATATCACTTATATTATGAAAGATAGTAATGGTGACACAACTACAGATAAATCTTTAGCGGTAGAAACACATATAGACATAGAGGTTGATTTTAATATTGAGCTTTATGGAGGTAAATTTTGTGTACCTAGTGAACTAGCCGGAAGTAATGACGATGCGTGGAAGTTGTTCGCAATAATGGCTCCTGATATACCAGAAGCAAATGGCGGTTCGCATCCTTTTGTTAATAATTTAGGTATTAAATGGTATAAAGGAAGTTCATACGATTGCTCTAGCTTAGTTAATCCTAAGCCAGTAGCATATGATCCCGTCTACCATAGTGGAAAACTTCGTTTAATTTTTAAGCATCCTCAAGGAGCAAGTTCGGAATTTCAGATACTAATAGGTATGTATAAATGATACAAAAGATTGCAAATAAAATAGTGCATATTACTGCTAAATGGCGTTTCCCTGTTATCAGAAACTATCATGAAGATAAAATAATAGGGTTTACTTTTGACAATATTTTATCTGGAGACATCATTTTAACATATAAAAAAGGTGAGTTCAGTAATATCTATACAAATCTTTTTGGGGATTTTTGGAAACATGCGTCAATAGTAATTAATAAACATACTGCGGTAGAAGCTGTTGCGCCTAGAGTCAAATATAAAAGAATTGACAGTCTATTGTTACAATCAGATCACTTTTGTGTGTTACGTGTTAAAGACCTAACAGTACAAGAAAGCGAGGTAATGGTTGACATAGCGCATAGTTTAATTAGAACTCCTTATGACTTTTCTTTTGATGTTAAAGATGTAGGAGAGGTATATTGCAGTGAGTTAATTTATCATTGCATTAAGGATATAAGAAAAGTTACTTTGAAAAAAAGACTAGGTGTGCTATCTTTTAGTCCACAGGACATATACAACGCAAAGGATATGTTTAAAGAAATAATTAGGACTTGATAATGTCAAATATTTTAGATGAAGAAAGTTTAGTTGAAGACCAGAAAGAAATGGAGAAAGCTCTTAGAAAGCAAGAGCTAGACGACATAAAGAGCATTTTAAGATTACCTGGAGGGATAAGATTTTTTCGGAGACTTTTTGAAAAAGGAAGATTGTTTTCGACTTCTTTTACTGGAAATAGCCACACATTTTATTATGAGGGGCATAGAAATTTAGCTTTACAATTTTTAGAAGACGTATATCTTGTTGCGCCGGATAAAATTAGTGATATAATATTTAACAAAGGAGATAAATAGTTATGCCAGATCCAAAAGAAACTAATGTCGGTCAAGATAACACTAGTACTGATGTTAAAGAAACTGAATCTAATGACAAAGAAACTCTCTTAGGCGAAACTCCAAAAGGGGATGAATCTAAGGATGAAAACAAAGACGAAAAGAAAAGCACAGAGGAAAAAAAGAAAAGCGAGAAGGACGAAGGCGATTCTGGAACACAGAAAGAAGATGCAGAAAAAGATAAAAAACCAGGAGAAGATTCTGAAGAATCTGATGCGCCAACAGAGTATACTGACTTTACTCTCCCCGACGGAATGACTTTAAATGAGGAACTTAAAGGGGAGTTTATTGATATAGCCAAGAAGCATAAGCTTTCACAAGAAGGCGCTCAGGCATTTATCGACTTATCAGTTAAAAATCTTCAGCAAGCAATTTCTAGTCAAGAAAGAATAACCACTGAAACTAGAGAAGGTTGGCGAAAAGAAATAAAAATTGATAAGGAGTTTGGGGGCGAAAAATTTAACGAAACTGCGGAGAGAGCTATTAGAGCCAGAGATAAGTTTAGTGGGGGTTCTGATGGATTCAGAGAAATGCTAAATGAATCTGGTATCGGCGATCACCCAGAAATGATTAAGTATTTGGCAAGAGTAGATAAGGCTTTTGGGGAGGATAGAGCAATTGACGGAGACAAGGTTACTCCACCATTGTCAAGAGCAGAAATTTTATATCCGAACCAAGGAAAAAATTAACCAATTTTAACAGGAGGGCAATATGCCAGCAATCGGAGCAACCTATCCAAACCTAAGTGATTGGGCGAGACGTTTAGATCCAGAAGGACGAATCGCGCAGATCGTAGAGATTTTGAACGAGACAAACGGTGTCCTTAACAGCATGGTTTTCCTAGAAGGAAACCTACCTGATGGACACAAAACAACAATTCGTTCTGGTTTACCAGAACCAACATGGAGAACTCTAAATTATGGGGTTCAACCTTCTAAGAGCCGTACAGTTCAAGTAACTGACACAATCGGTATGTTAGAAGCCTTTTCAAAAGTAGATAAAGATTTAGCAGACCTAAATGGTAATACTGCTGAATTTCGTTTATCTGAAGATCGTGCTTTCATCGAAGCCATGAATCAAGAAATGGCGACTACTCTGTTTTATGGTAACACAGAAACAGATCCAGAAAAATTTATGGGCCTTGCTCCACGTTATAATGACCTTTCAGCAGAAAATGCTGAAAACATTATCGTTGGAGGCGGTTCAGGTTCAGACAATACTTCCGTTTGGTTAGTATGTTGGGGGCCAAATACTATTCACGGTATTTTTCCAAAAGGCAAAATGACAGGATTGCAACACGAAGATATGGGAAAAGACGTTTTCAGTGACGGAGCAGGCGGAGAATACGTCGGATATCGTTCTCATTATAAATGGGATGTTGGCCTTTGTTTACGTGATTGGAGATATGTAGTTCGTATTTGTAATATTGACGTAAGCGATCTTACAAAAAATGCTTCTTCAGGTGCGGATTTGATCGACTTGATGGTTCAGGCTATCGAGATTGTTCCAAATATTACACTTGGAAAAGCAGTTTTCTATTGTAATAAAACTATCACAAGTTTTCTACGTCGTCAGATCCGAAACACTTCTAATGTTAATTTAACATTGGAGAATGTTGAAGGAAGGGCAGTAGTTCGTTTCGACGGAATACCAGTAGAAAAATGTGATGCAATTTTGAATACTGAAGCAACAGTATCATAGTTAGCGTTTAGTAATTAATAGGGGATTTGGGAGAGTATGCCCTTTAACACTCTCCCTTAAATAAAAACTTAAACTCTTTAAGGGGGTATAAAATGTTGTTAGATGCTCAAACAAGACTGAGTAATGAACAAGCGATTACTGCATCTGCTGCTAGTGAAAACTATATTGACTTAGGTGCAGATCACGCTTACATCCAAGATCTAAATGAAAAAATGGCAGAACTTTTAGTTCAGGTAACAGAAGATTTCGCTACGTTAACTTCTTTGCAAGTTATTTTGCAAGAAGATGATGATAGCGCTTTCGGTACAGCAGTAGATGTTCTTACATCTGAAGATATTGCTGCTGCGGATTTACTTGCTGGCAAGAGAATCCGTATGGGAAAAGCGTTACCATTAATTTCAAAACGATATATTCGTTTGTATTATACGGTAACAGGTTCTAACGCTACTGCTGGTAAGATTTTTGCTGGCCTAGTATTGAACTCTCAAACCAACAGGAGCAAATAATAGGAGGACACCTTGAAGCTTTATTGTATTAAAAAATGCTTCTTTAATGGTCGTGTTTTTATACCTGGCGAAGTTGCTAATGTTGGGGAGGATTTTAAATTTGATCCAAAAAATGAGCATAAATATTTCACTAATAGCGCAGAAGAAGCTAAAAAAGTTATAGCAGATTACGATAAATCAGGAGCTAAAACTAAAAAAGAGATTCTTGAAGAAAATCGTAAAGTGAAAAATGCAATTGGTCACGGTAGAAAACCTAAAACCGAAATGAAGGTAGAAAAACCTAACGCCAAAAAAGAGGAAGAGGTTAATCCTCTAGATTAATAAGAGAGGTAAAAAATGGAACTCACTTATTTAATTATTTTTATTGCTGTCATATTAGTAGAATTTATCTTAGGCGAAACTAAGTTACTAGAAGCTAATTCAACAGTAAAAGCTGTTTTCAACATTTTCGTTGAAATAGGTAAAAAGATTCTTCCTGAAAAATTTAAAAAGTTTTTCAGTAAGTAAAAATTAAAAGGGGCTGCGATTCTATATAGTAGCCCCTTTTCTTGAGGTCTATATGATATCAGAAACTTCAATCTGTAATCTTGCGTTAGGGCGCTTAGGTGCTTACACAATAACAAGTTTAAGCCAAAATTCAAAAGAAGCTAGGGCTTGTAACTCAATGTACGATACTTTAAGAAAAATTGTACTTGAAGCACATAATTGGACTTTCGCTAAAAGACGGGCTACGTTGTCTATTGCTAGCGGTGTGGAAGTAACTGGATGGGTTTATGTTTATTATCTTCCTGTAGATTGTTTAGCTGCCCGAAAAATAATTGATGAAACTTTACAACAAACTGGAACATACTATGATTCAGAAATAAATACATA